AAAAGAAAATCATTATGGGCACGCACACGGCGGGCCTGTCTGAGGACTTTGGACGCCGGGTCAGAAACCTGATCGAGGGCGAGGAATACCATGAGCTATTTCCTGACACGGTTGTGGCAGACGACCAAAAAGCTGCGGGCAAATGGTCCACAGGCGCAGGCGGGCAGTATTACGCTGCTGGTGTCGGTGGCGCTTTGGCTGGCCGTGGTGCTGATCTCTTTGTTATTGACGATCCTCATAGTGAGCAGGACGTAAAGGCCAACTCCAGACTCGCCTTTGATACCGCATGGTCGTGGTTCCAGACGGGCCCGCTGCAGCGTCTGATGCCGGGCGGCGCGATATTGATCATCATGACCCGGTGGGGCAAGCTGGACCTGACCGGGCGCTTACTCGACTACCAGACCAAGAACCCTGAGTCTGAGCCGTGGGAGGTGGTGGAGCTGCCTGCCATCCTCAACGAGGACACGGACAACGAGAAATCGCTCTGGCCCGAGCAGTGGCCACTGGAGACGCTCAAGCAGAAGAAAGCCGCGCTGGACCCGCAGTATTGGAACGCCCAGTACATGCAGAACCCGGTGTCCAACACGGCGGCCATCATCAGCCGCAAGCTCTGGCGCATATGGGAGCCCGACGAGCCGCCGCGCTGCGACTACGTCATCCAGTCCTGGGACACGGCGTTTGAAGCAAAAACCAGCGCCGACTACAGCGCCTGTACTACCTGGGGCGTGTTCTACAACGAGGAAGAAGACGACAAGGCGCAGATCATCTTGCTCGACGCGTTCAAGGACAGGATGGCGTTCCCCGAGCTCAAGACCGTGGCGCTCAAGCACTACAAAGATTGGCAGCCCGACGCGTTCATCATCGAGAAAAAAGCCGCTGGCGCACCCCTGATACAAGAGCTGCGCAAGATGGGCATACCGGCGCAGGAGACCAACCCGAGCCGGGGCAACGACAAAATCAGTCGGGTCAACGCCATCGCGGACCTGTTTGCCTCTGGGATGGTGTGGGCTCCGGACACCCGGTGGGCCCGGGAGGTCATCGAGGAGGTGGCGTCGTTCCCCAACGGAGACAACGACGACTACGTGGACACCACATCACAGGCCCTGCTACGATTCAGGCAAGGCGGTTTCATTGCGCTGGACAGCGACGAACCGGATGAGCCCCGGTTCTTCAAACGCCGGCCCCGCGCCTATTACTAAGGACACACTATGGCCACCAACATTGACAAGGCGCTTTACCAAGCACCAGCGAGTATCGAGGAGCTTGCTCAGGACGAGGAGCCCATCGAGATTGAGATCATTGACCCCGAGCAGGTCAACATCCACGCAGGCGGCCTTGACCTGTCCATCACCCCGGGTGAAGACGAGGATAGTTTCGCAGCCAACATTGCCGAGGACTTAAGCGAGGGGGAGTTGGCCACGCTGGCCAGCGACCTGTCCGAGGACATCACAAACGACCTTGGCTCACGCACAGAGTGGGAGAAGTCCTACGTGCAGGGTCTAAAACTCCTTGGACTTCAATATGAAGAAAGGACAGAGCCGTGGGATGGCGCGTGTGGCGTGTTCCACCCGATGATTACGGAAGCCGTAGTTAGATTTCAAAGTGAAAGCATAACAGAGACGTTCCCGGCCCAGGGCCCGGTCAAGACCAAGATTTTGGGCAAGCAGACGCCTGAGAAAAACGAGGCCGCTGACCGTGTTCAGGACGACATGAACTACGAGCTCACGGAGGTGATGAAGGAGTTTCGCCCCGAGCACGAGCGCATGCTCTGGAGCCTGCCCGCCACAGGCTCGGCGTTCAAGAAGGTCTACTACGACCCCAACCTGGGGCGTCAGGTCAGCATGTTCATACCGGCAGAAGACATCATCCTGCCCTACGGGACGACTGATCTGGACACTTGCTACCGTGTCACGCATGTCTTGCGCAAAACCAAGAGCGAGATCATCAAGCTGCAGCAGGCTGGCTTCTACCGCGACATCGAGCTGCCCGAGCCGGACAAAAGCAAGACCGACATCCAGCAGGCCAAGGACAAGGAAACCGGCTTTTCGGACCTCAACGACGACCGATACACCCTGTACGAGAGCCATGTGGACCTTGTGATCAGGGGTGACGAGCACACAGAGTGCGATGAGGACGGCCAGCCGCTGGGGATCACGTTGCCGTACGTGATGACGATACTAAAAGGCAGCAACGATGTGCTTGCCATCCGCAGAAATTGGTTGCCGGACGATAGATTGCACCTGAAAAGGCAGCATTTTGTGCACTACCAGTACATTCCGGGCTTCGGGGCGTACGGGTTCGGGTTGTTTCACCTGATCGGGGGCTACGCCAAGAGCGCAACGAGCATCATGCGCCAGTTGGTGGACGCTGGCACGCTGTCGAACCTGCCCGGGGGCCTTAAAACCAGGGGTCTGCGGATCAAAGGGGACGATACACCCATCGCTCCAGGCGAGTTTAGGGACGTAGACATCTCCTCGGGGGCGCTGCGGGACAACATTTTGCCCCTGCCGTACAAAGAGCCAAGCGCCGTGCTGGCCGCGCTCATGGACAAGATCGTCGAGGAGGGCCGCAGGTTCGCTGCAACGGCGGACATGAAGGTCTCCGACATGTCGGCGCAGGCTCCGGTGGGCACCACGCTGGCTCTGCTGGAGCGCCAGCTAAAAGTGATGACGGCTGTCTCTGCGCGGCTGCACTTTTCGTTCAAGCAGGAGCTCAAACTGCTGGCCGGGCTGATCCGCGACTACACGGACGACGACTACGACTACGACCCGGTCGATGCACCACGTAAAGCCAAGAAGTCGGACTACAGCCACGTTGAGATCATCCCCGTTAGCGACCCCAACGCGGCCACCATGAGCCAGCGGGTCGTCCAGTACCAAGCCGTCATCCAGATGGCGCAGATGGCACCGGACATTTACGACCTGCCCAAGCTGCACAGGGGCATGCTGGAGGTGCTGGGCATCAAGAACGCAGCCGAGCTCGTGCCGCTGCCTGACGACCAGAAGCCCAAGGACCCCGTCTCGGAGAACATGGCTGCGCTCAAGGGCGAGCCGCTCAAGGCGTTCCAGTACCAAGACCATCAGGCCCACATTCAGGTGCACATGTCTGCCATGCAGGACCCCATCGTCATGCAGCTTGTAGGACAAAACCCCAGAGCGCCGCAGATTCAGGCTGCCATGATGGCCCACATCGCTGAGCACGTTGGGTTCGCGTACAGGCAGAAGATTGAGCAGCAGCTCGGCATGCCGCTGCCGCCCGAGGACGAGAAACTGCCGCCAGAGATCGAGCTCCAGCTCTCGGCCATGATGGCCCAAGCGGCCCAGCAGGTGCTTCAGCAGAGCCAAGCGCAGGCGGCCCAGCAGCAAGCGCAGCAGCAGGCCCAGGACCCGGTCCTTCAGATGCAGCAGCAAGAGTTGCAGCTTCGTGCCCAGGACCTGCAGATCAAAGCACAGAAGGTGCAGGTTGACGCTGCCGCCCGGGCCGACGAGCTGGCGCTTAGAGAAAAGCAGATGCAGATCGACGCTGCCTACAAGGCTGACAAGCTTGAGGCAGATCAGGAACGTGACGGTGCGCGTATGGGCATCGACATCGCCAAGAGCCGTCAGCAGATGGCGCGTCCTCAACCAACTAGGGGTAAACCCTCACCTAAATGATCCAAGATTTCGCACGCGTGTTGCGCGAACAAATACGCACCGACATGAACAACTACGCCGATGACTTGGCAGGCGGAGCATGTCGCACTTTTGACGAATACCAAAAACTCTGCGGTGTGATCCAGGGTCTTGCTCTCGCAGAGCGTCATCTCCTCGACCTTGCAAAGAAAGTTGAAGAAGCCAATGAGTGAAATTCTCTTGCCCCCAGGCATCAGCCTGCCACCAACTATCCAGCCAATTGAAAAGCCCAAGGAAGATACGTCGTCTGAAGAAAAAGCGACGAGTTTGCCCAGGCCAACGGGTTGGAAAATACTCTGCATCGTGCCAGACGTTTCAGAAAAACTCGACGGCACAGACTTGGACTTGGTCAAGCCAACGTCCATTTTGAAACAAGAAGAACACGCCACCACGGTGTTGTTCGTCTTGGAAGTTGGCCCTGATGCGTACAAAGACCAAGCCAAGTTCCCCACTGGCGCTTGGTGCAAAAAGGGCGATTTCATCTTGGTACGTACGTATTCCGGTACGCGGTTCAAGATTTTTGGCAAGGAGTTTCGTCTGATCAACGACGATCAGGTGGACGCAGTGGTGCAAGACCCGCGTGGCATTACACGCGCATAAGGAGTACTCATGGCAAACGAGTTTAAGTTTCCTGACGAACAGGACAACAACGAGCCCGACGTTGAGATTAAAAACGCGGCGGACGGCGACAATGAGGTCGAGATTGAGATCGTGGACGATACCCCCGAGCGTGACCGGGGACGTAAACCACTGGATCGAGAGGTAAAAGACCCAACCGACGAGGAGCTGGACAGCTACACCGAGGGCGTCAAAAAGCGCCTCAAAGAGCTGACTCACGCACGCCACGACGAGCGCCGGGCCAAGGAAGCTCTGGCTCGGGAGAAAGCTGAGCTGGA